GGAGATTCTGTTAAAGGAATACCTCCGTTATATCATTGCTTTAAGTGTAATGAGAGTGGTGTATTGTCTAAAGATGTTATCAGAGAACTTATGGGTTATGCCGATACATCTGAAGTATTATATAAACTGGATAAATCGAATAAAGAGATATTCAAGAATTCTAAGTATCGACCAGTTAATAATACCTATTATCTAAATCAAAATTACCCCTATATCGATAATACTTATAACAAAAAGAAAATTGAATATATTTCTAATCGTCTTGGAATAGATTTTTCTTATGGTGAAATAATCTCTAACAAAATAATACTTGACGTAAAAGAATTATTAAGTTATAATAAGATTAACGTTGAGAATCGATTTCGTGATCTAATCGATTATGCTTCGCTGAATTGTATTGGCTTTCTAAGTATGAATAATAGTTTTGTCACATTTAGAAATCTCCGTAAGAATCCACCAAGACAGTTTAACTTTAGATACATGCAATACAACATTTTCAATTCTTTTGAATCAGGGAATAAGTATTATTGTATTCCGACCATAATAAACACGATGTCGAATGAACCTATACATATTCGAATAGCGGAGGGGGCTTTCGATATATTATCCGTTAAGTATAATTTATGTGGAGGTAACACTGAACAACAGATGTATATCTCTGCTAATGGTAAAGGTTTTAGTAGTGTAATTAAACATGTTTTAACTACATATCCTATACCTAATTTAATTTTAGACCTGTATTTAGACAACGATTATGGTAATGATTACGCTATATGGAATTGTAAAAAAGCTCTTGAATTAAATATACCAGTATACTTACACAGGAACAGGTTTGAAGGTGAGAAAGACTTTGGAGTTCCCGCTAATAAAATTCGTGAACAGGTTTTGAAAGTTTAAGTAAACTTTGTTTATGAGAAGGGAAGTGTTATTTATGAAATCTCCAAAAGAGCTTTTACGGGGAGTGTCTGATTGGATGATGTTTATTGAGGAACTTAAATTGACTAAATACGAAGTATTTATCATTTTCCTCTCCTATACTATTTTCCTCATGGCACTCTTCTTCTCTATTCTTGCTTTCATCTCTCTTTATTGTAGTGGAAAGCTTTCAATGATATGCCCAGTTATAATACTGGGTATAGTCGTTGATATTTTTCTCTTCATCAAGTCGTTTAAACTATATGAAGAGATAGTTGCTAGTAAGAAATTCAAATAGATCACTTGCCCATAGCCAATATTGGCTATGGGAATTTTATTTTCTTAGGAAGGAATAATGAAATGAAAACATGCGTAACACTTTATGAAACACATCTAGTTAGATATTATCTACCAACAACTAAAAGAGAAAAACTAGGGTTTATGATACAATCTGATATAGATACAGAGGAGCTAATAAACTTGAATTTAGTTGCCCATATTCTTCATAATCACATTTGGAATGAATATGAGGGTATCTATGTATATATCTACTCTAATGGTACTCATCAATTATTTATAGATAATGGAGTTAAAGAAGAAAAGAGCTTATACTTCAGAGATACTATAAATAATATCCCAGCTGAAATAGTAATCCTAGCTAAATATATATTCGAAGGAAAATATAGAAAAGCTGCTAGAATTATTAAACAAGCTAGACTAAATGTAAGTCTAAGTGAACTACTTAGAATTCCATTAGCTCGATATTATAATGGTATCAATTTCCCATTAGAAGAGCTAAGAGATATTTGTAAGAAGTAATATACAGGATAGCCAATATTGGCTACCCTACTTTTATTTATTTTTGTAATAGTATGAATTTTCAGCGATATAATATAATAGTGAATAAGAGTATATTTCATTTATATTATTAATTATAAGGAGTTTCAAAATGAAAAACACAGTATTGAAAAATGGTATGGTAATTTCTATGGTTTCCACTAATAAGGAAGCAAAAGTAATCAAAAAATGCGAAGAACGTAAAGATCGCAGAGGCATCGAATTATTTGTATTATCCAATATCATTATGGATTATTTCAACCATTCAATCAACGAGGAATATCTATACAGCCATTCAGATGAAGATATGGATGGTACTTTGAGAAAGAAAGTTCAAGGTGAATGTTTATCTCAAGATGTTTTTATGTACAAAAATATTCCACACGATATTGTATTAATTGCTAATTCCATATTGGATGGCAAAATCAGAAAAGCTGCTATGTTGATTAAAAAATCTGGTCTACGTATCAACCTTTCTGATCTATTAGATAACAAATTAATTACAAGATTTAATGATTGGGATATTAATATTAGTATGCTTAATGAACGTTATGCTTACTAATTAAAGGAAAGAAGTGAGGTAGCCAATATTGGCTACCTCGTATCCTTCTTTTATTTTTTTCTTTACTATGAAGTGAAACCCGTGGCAAGAGAGTCTCAATTATATGTTAGATTGTGATAATAAGCGGTTGATTTCTGTTAGCAGCAGATACATAGTTATCTTCAAGCTTTTGAACGATATCGTCACGCTTATTAGCCCAGTCTTGTAAAGTATCCAATGGTAATTCTGTAGTAGCATAAGAAGTACTTACGTTAGTAAAGTATTTTAAGTTGTTATAAACAAATGTAGCTACATCAGAAGTTGCTAAGTTTTCGAATATCTCCATCTTAGATGGTTCTATAGTCATTAGGTTCTTAGAATGTTTGACGTATAGATTAATTGGAATAGACTTAAGAGTTTCTAATTGGTTATTAGATAACTGAGAAGCTAATCTAATTTTATTAGGAGCTTCAAATTCTGGATAGATACCAGCTTTATAAATACTAGCATGGTTAGTAAGCATTTGGTTCATCATAATATCTTCTACATTCATTTGTGTAGTAAACATATCGAACGTACTAAAGAACCCAGTACCGAACCCAAAGGAAGGATACATAGTACTTAATAATCTCCAGTCGATGTCCCCACAGCCAATAATCTTTACGGATGAGCACGTTGCTTCATCGATAAGATAGTAAGGACCTTTACGTCTATCACCAGTTAGATAATATGTCATTTTATATGGGAAGTAACGACTGAATGTATCCAATGTTTCATTAGCAATTATTTCTTCCATCCATACATCTTTACCCATCTCATCAGGTAGGTTAAGTACACGAGTACCTAAACGACGTTCTATTTTATTCAATAGATTTGTAGTAGCATTCATCATTGGCATATCTTTATCACCTCAATTCTATGTGGTAAGTAAAATATATAGAGTACCCAATATTGGGTACTCTAATTATATATTTTCTAGAAACGATCACAGAACTTATCGATCTTAGCACCAACATAATCTTCAATAGGTACAACGATAACATTGTAGTTTTCATCTACTAATTGAAGGTTATTACCCTTACGAGTAATATTAGTGAACTCTTGATCAAAAGCTTCACACATAGCGTTTAAGTTATAAGATTCTTTCATAATAACTTTACGCACATCGTCGTTAATGATAGGTGAGACAGCAGATTCAACCATTAAGCTGTTACCAGACTCAACAATTTTACGTTGCATGTCTTCATTCATATTAGTCAATTTAAGATCATCCATGAATGCAGATTCAGTTACAATGTGATCTGTATAAGCATCTGGATAAGATGGGAAGTATACACGGTCATAACAAATAATACGCAAGTTAGTAACTTGATTACGACCACCATTGTTTTTAATGGAACCGATAGATCTTAAAGAGAAGGATGGTAATTGACCATCTTTCAAGTCTTCGTTAAAGCTACGACCTAGTTCATTATTAGTACCACGGAAATGAGCTTTTACTAAAGGTCCTTCCATCCAGAGTTTAGTAAACCATACTTGTTCTAAAGTACCATCTACTTTTTGTTGACGAGATAGATTCAAATCTAATGGATGACCAGCTTCGCCTTTGAAGTTACCAGTAGTAACTAATTCACGAATACGATCACTATAGATTTCACCATGCAAGTCTTCAGTAGAATAGAAACGGCGGTTACGGTTTTCTTTCTCACCAACTTGGAGAACACCTTCAGCAGTAACAAAACCGTTTCTTCCTACATTTACAGTTTCACAAGAAACAACTTTTTCTGCAGCTTCATTAATGACAAACACTACAGGTTTTTTCATTATCTAGCCTCTGAAATAATTATTTACGAGTAAATTTCTTTTTAGATTCATCGATAACTTTAACAGAGTCTTCCTTTTTGGTTTCTTCTTCTACTAAGTCTTTAACTTCAGTAACAACTGGAGTTTCTTTAGGAGCTGTTTCTTTTTTGCTTTCTACAATCTTTTGGATAGTAGATTTAGATTCAGCTTCTACTGCAGAGTTATCTCCATTAGGACCTACAGAGTAGATTTTGAACTTAGGAAGTTCTTCTTTATCATCGTCATCGAGAATAGAAACATCGTCATCCCCATCAAGGTCTTTATCATAGTTATCAAAGCCCAATTGGACTACTGTACCATCATCAAGAACTTCTCGAACTAGGATGCGTTGTTGTAAGCATTTGCGGATAGTATCGGTATCTAATTCAATACCATTAGCTGGTCCGCTAAAATTAATACCATCAATATATGCAGGTTGAGCTGCATATACATTTACTGTTTTAATCATAGTATAATCCTCCTAAAGAAATATTACTATTTACCGATTTCCATATCTTCGATAGAAGGATCTAAATCATAATCCCAGAAGGAATCTTTGAAGATATTATCAGGAACAGTATCTTCTTTTTTGAAGCTATCGTCGAAGTTCTTTTCATCAGCACCTACTTGAGGACCTTTGTAACCGAATTCAACATCATCAGCATTGATACCAGCACCATCGAAAGTATTCATAGTATCAACTTTATTTAAGTCCATTTCTTGACAAACTTCTTGAGCTTGTTCAACGAAATTCAATTTCATGGATTCGTCCATCTTGAAAACTCCTTTATCATCATCGTCATCTTCATGATCATCGTCGTCATCATCAGAATCGTCATCATCAGAATCGTCATCATCATCGTCAGAGTCTTCATGATCATCGTCATCGTCGTGATCTTCATCATCACGGTCATCTTCATGATCATCATCGTCATCATCAGAATCAATAGTGATACGTTCTTCTAATTCATCATCAGAATCATCGTCATCATGGTAAGCTTTACGATCTCCTTCGAATGTAGGAGCATCATCAACTTCCATATCAATAGCATTGTCGTCACGATCTACAAGATCTTCATCTTCCTCTTGTTTTGGAGTACCAGGAACAGGAGGTTTTTGATTAGTTTCACCAGCTTGAGCTTTATCTGTTTGACCTGCTTGAGGTTTAGAAGCTACTTCTTTACCAGATTGAGTTGGTTGAGGAGTAGATTCTTCATCAAAACCAAAGATAGCATCGATATCATCTTCAGATTCATTGAAGTTAATACCAGTGTCGAAAGTCAAAGCAGCGTTTGCCATATCCAATTCGGATTCTTCAGATTCGAAGAAGTATTTACGAGGTTCAATGTACCAGCTCATAATACTATGAACTTTACGTTTAGCAACCATAGTTTTAAAATCTTTAATATGAGAATGGTAAATACGGCATCCAAATTTTAAAGCATCATCTTTTAATTTATCACCAACGTAATCAAATAATACTTTAAAATCTTCGAGATCTTTATCTCTCATATAGATACCAGCACCAGGTTGATAACCTAAACCGTAACCTTTGCTTCGGTCACCAACTTTACGATTTTGAACAAATTCTTTAAAATGGAATTCACATAGCTTTACAGATTTGCCATCTTTAATAAATCTACGTTCATCTTCTTTAGTAAGTTTAGGTACAACTTCGCCTTTTTCTTTCTTAAATACAGTGCGTACTGCATCGATCACTTTTTTACTTAAAATATTAAGAGCTTTAGCACGAGATTTTTCATCAGCGGGTTTCTTAATACCAAGTTTTTCAGCGATAGATTCATTGAAGGATTCATCATCACCAGCAATACATACCAATTCTTCTTCATCGAAAGAATCTTGGTCTTCGTCGAAATCAATATCCAATGCTTCCATTACAGGGATACCGTTAAGGATAGCTTCTACTTCTTCACGAGCAAGAATACCATCTCTAATTGCATCGTCAGCATATTCTTCAATTTCTTTATCAGCTTTTTCAGCTTCTTCATCAACTTCGTCGGAAATAGAAATTTTTCCAGAAGCGATGTCATCTACATCGTTGTCAGTAATCAAACCAGCACCGATAGCAGTATTTACAATTTCGTTAATTTCATCATCATTAGCGATATCTACAGGATCAACTACGTCTAAAGAAGCAGCTGCTTCTACTACGGAGTCGAATTCCAATTCTTGATCAATGATATGATCAATAGTAGGTTCTACACTTTCGATGATGGATTCAATATCATCAGAAATTCGCATATATCGAATACCTCCTTTAAATTATAAGGATGTCCAGAATGGTAGAAAAGTATTGGTACTATAAGCACCAATACTATCTCCAATCTATTTGTTTACTGTTTTGGAATACCAGAATCTTCTTTTAATGGTTTCTTTAATTTCTTTTTACCAGTATCTTCTTTAGGATCTTCTTCTTCGACAGGTTGTTCTTTATTGTCTTTTAAAGCAGATAAATCACCAGAGGCAATATCTCTACCAGTCTTCACAATATTAGAACCTTTTTCAATAACATCTGGAATACCATCTCCATCTAAGTCGATGAATAAACCAGCAATGAATGTTACTGCAGCGATAGCAGAAGAACCAATACAGATAGCAATGAAATTAGAGAGTGCAGATAAATCTGGAGTTCCATGTTTCAAAGAAATATACCACCAAGCTCCATACCAAGTAAGGATCAATACTAATAGTAAACCGATATAGAAGCAAGATATAAGAATAAGAGGTTTCTTAAGATTCTTAATCTTTTCTAAAATACCAGGTAAACCATTCTTAAAGAACCCATTAAACTTTTCTAGCATGTGAAATATCTCCTAGAATAAAATTAAAGCATACGGTAAGCACCGGATGCAAGAGCAAAAGCTACACCACCAAGTTTATTTGCTGGGTTAGCATCTGCTTCAGCTTTAGCTGCTTCTTTAGTAGTTTCTTCTACTTTAGCTTTAGCTTCTACCAATGCTTTAGCAGCAGCGGCTTTATCTGCTTCAGATGCATGTTCATCTTTAGCAAGTTCTTCCACTTTAGCTTTAGCTTTTTCCAAGTCAGTTTTAGCAGTTTCCACTTTAGCTTTAGCTTCTTCAGCTTTCGCTTTCAATGCAGCTTCATCAGCAGAAGGTTTAGCTTCATGTTTTTCTTCATGAGTACCTTCTTCAGCATGAGCTGCATGATCTTCGAGATGATCAGCAGGACCTGGAGTTTCAGTGTGTGTTTCACCACCAGCTGGAGTTCCTTCGTGTGTTTCTGTTGTACCGTGACCCTCTTCACTACCAGGTGTTGGAGAAACAGGTTTAGTTTCAGTACCACCAGTAGAAGGAGCAGGTTTATGACCTTCATCTTCTTTAGGTTTAGTTGGTGTAGTTTCAGAACCACCAGTAGTAGGACTTTCAACTGCACCAGAACCAGGTACTACTGGACTTGGTGTTACTTCACCATCTTCATGAGTTTCAGTAGCTTTTTTAAGTTTTTCTTTCAAGTCATCAACTTTAGCTTTAGCTTTAGTTAATTCATCAATAGCTTTAGCTTTGTCTTCTTCAGATGGAGATTCACCAAGAGCTGCAATTTTATTATTAGCATCAACTAATGCTTTTTCAGCCTCTTTTAATTCAGCTTTTAGTTTTTCTTTTAAGTTATCCAAGATAGGATTAGTTTCTTCACTAGAATGAAGAACTGTAGTTTCTGTAGGCATTGTTTACCTCCATTTAAAATTACAATAATTTAGAATATTCTCTGTGTAGACCACTAGGGAATAATTCATCCATGATTTCAGAAGAGCCTGGAGTTTCCATCAATACATCAAGAGGAGAATAACTTACAGATTCTGCAGCCTCTTGGATAGTATCACAGTTATCCATCTCATCTAGAGAATCTTCTAAAATAGCAGAAAGAATATCTTTCATTTTAAAGGTTCCCCTTTCATTAAATAATTATTCAAATGTTTTCCTAGTTCTTCTAGTTTCCAAATACATTAACGCCCTTAGTAGCAGCACCGACAACATTATTGATGCGGTTCTTAGCTACAGTAGCAGAATTTTGGACAGTATTTGCACGCAAAGAAGTAGTACCATTTGCATTCGAAGAACCATTAACCGCCGCTGCTTCAGCTTCTTGAGCAGAAATCATAGCGGCCAAATTACTTAAAGTGTATCTAACTATATAGATTAAAATAGGGATAGTGTAGTATAGCTCTTTACAAGGATTGAAGCAAATATACCGTATAGATTCTATCATCTCTGGTGTAATAATTCCACCATTGAGATAAGTATGAATGAGTTTATAGTAAGCATTCTCTTTATCAAGATTATTGATAATCTTCATACAATCACACTCACACTTATTAGGATCTTTATTACCCTCCAATGGATTCATACCAGGAATAAGATTCATTAAATCTGTATCAAAGTAATCTAATGGTTCTAAGTAAGGACCGCCCATATAATAACCATCATCATCTCGTACAGTGACTTGATAATATGGTTCAATACGTTGGGATAATAAAGACATAGGATCTTGTACTAATATACCATAAGCTTTAGTGAAACAAAGCTTAGCCTTAGGATCTTCAAACTTACGGAATATTGTATGCTCGTAGTCCATATTCATATAAAGAGGTTCTACTGCTGGTTGTTGTACGTTGATATAACGATATCCATTGTAATTTAGCAACTTATTTCGAATTGCAAAATTTATCAAGTACGGATCGTAGAAAAACGTACCATACATACCATATTTAAACACAAATGTTTGAGTAGATTCTTGGAAGAACATCTCGTAATAGAACTTTTGTAGCATACCAATAAGCTCAGCATATTGATTTGATAGATTATACAAAGTAGAATCCACTACAACATTCGGATTCATACCAGTAGCATCATCAATACCACCAGAAGAACCAGTAGCACCAAGACCTACAGCATCTGCATTATACATATATTCTCGAATAACTTGAGGCATAATATTATCACCAACAGTTTCGAGTTTATATTCAATTTTGTAGTAATTATTACCGTTTGGTAATGTATCTATATTTACCTTTACCACTCTGAACCATAATGTTTTCTTAGTCATTAAGTGGTCAATGGTAAAGAACGATTCTTGATAAGGAATAAAAGTATTCGGAGGGAGAACAGCTTCACCTTCAATAGGGTCAGCCTCTGTTCCGAATTCACCAACATCGATATTTAATTCGATTTTACCCATACCATATAGAACAACACCGTTGATTTTATCAAATCTTAAGCCAGAGGCATCACCAATCGTATTATATGTATTTTCCAACCGTTCATCTAATGTAGTAAACTGTTTGTTTATGTTATAGAACGTAACAGTTGTCATAGACTGATCAGTAAAGAAAGTATAAGGATTATCGGTAACCCTATTAATCATAGAATTAGTAGTGTTACCGATAATAGATTGGCGTAGAGATGTATTGGTATTATTCCGAATTACGTTGTTAGTTACCAAACTACTAGTAGAAGTATTCTTGAATTCGCCCATTTATCTCTCCTCCAAATAAAAATTAAAGACGAGCTAATGCATCATTACATTCGCTTTGGAAGCGATTTAATAATGCTTGGCGAGATGGACCAGAATTCCATTCATAAGAACTACATACGTCTAAGTAAATAGCACGGATCATTCGTTCATCGAAAGATTCTGCATCTACATAAGACAAGTAAGGATAACCTACAGCTTGTACAGCGTCTTCGAACATTTCAACGATCAAACCAGGACCATATTGTACAGCACGAGACCAAACTACGTCCTTCATAACTTCGGAGTGGTTTTCGATATGGAAACCATTAGCAGCAAGATCTTCTACAGCTGGATCATAATGGGAATATTTGATAAAGTCATGTTGAGACTTAGCAAAGTCATCCAAGTTACCATTTGCAGGATCAGCTAACCAAGACCAAGCACCATCGAATTCATAAGAACCGATTTCATATTGATCTAAGTTATCAGCAAACCAATAACCTTCTTTACGAAGCCAATTGATATATCGTTGAACTGTACCAGGATTGGAAGCTAATTGATAAGCACCATAACTTTTCCCGCCGTAGTCATCTTCACCACTGGAAATAGCACCCCAGTCGCCGTTACTTTCGTATACAGAGGATAATTCACCTAGCATATATTTTTCACATCCTTTCGTGAGTAATACAATAAGAATTCAACCTATAATAAGGTTTATTGATATGTTTTTAAAACAGCTTTCTGCTTGGCTGGAGAATCAAACATAATTATAATGTTAGAGGTATAGATAATGCTCCTAATTTTATATCTTTAACATTGTTTGCTGTTGTTTTCACATAGAAAATCCTACCTAAGAAAAACGGACTAAACCCGTACCCAATATTGGGTACGGGACAGTCTGTCGCAAAATTTTTACTTAGTCGTTATCGTATCCATGGATAGCAATACGGTTAGCTAACATACATTGGAATTTCTCATCAGGAGATTTACCAGGTTCTCTAACAATTTTCCATCCAAGATAGTTACACCAGTCCATATATTTATTAATATGACGGTTATCATAGAATGCCCATGGTGTATTCCAAAGGTTGTGACCTTTTTCATATACCAAGTATCCATGTTTACCAGGTCCTTGAACTTTCTTCCAAATATATACCAACTTAGTTGGGCATACTCTTACAGAGAAGAAATAATATGCAAATCCATACGCATTATTTCTATATAACCAACAAACCCGAGATAAGTAACGTTTGATTCTTACAGAGATAGGAATATTAGGATTGATTACTTTAGATACAAACTTCTTACGGTTAAAGTCTCCTTCTTCAAGAAGTACTTCATCTTGTTTGAAGTATTTATCATAATCGTACTTTAAGAAACTCCAACCATATCTTTCAACATAGTCTTTGTTATCTAAAGTACTATCCCACGTTTGCCAATAGTGTAAGAAACCATGAAGTTCACCTTCTTCATCTGCAAATAACACAACTAACCAGTTAGTTAGGTAGCAGAGAAGAGTACATAGGATTTGACCAATAAGGTACAAGAAATATTTCATATCTTTTAGTCCTCCTTTCTTATTGATTTAATTATATGTCAATAAGATCCGGAGTAGCCTTATTGATGTCATTACCGAATCTAAACTTAAGAGTACCACCTCGTGGCAATTCAGTAATTTCATCAATCATTAGAAGATATTTCTGATATTGATTTACTTTGATAATAGGATAAGACATAGTATCTGTATTCACATTATCAAACCAATACTTTTTAGAATGGAAGTTCTGTATTCTGATATTAGCTGCAGGAGATCCATCATTTTGGCTTAAGAAAATCTGTACAGCAGTGATACCACCAGGAACATTAAGCTCAAAGCTTTGAGAAAGGAATGTTTTAGAACCATCATTAGACTTATACTTAGTCCATTTAAGCTCTCCTGTGGGGATCTCTTTAGTAACAACTTTAAGTTGCATATTATCCTTAATATCAAAACTATAAGGAAGATCTTTGGTATTAATAATTTCCATATAAACCTCCTTATTCAACTACAATAACTTTAGATTTATCTATCTTAGCTCTAGTACAGAATGTATCTATATCCGTAGGTAAGTTTTTGACTTTAACAGAAGTGAGTTTGGTGCAGTTTGCAAACATACTAGAATAAGCAGTGCATTTTTTTAAGTCTAAAATACCTGTTATTGTAGTAAGAGAGTTACAATCAGCGAACATATAGCCCATGGAAGTTACTTTACTAGTATCCCATTTAGATATATCTACAGAAGTCAATGAACTACAATTATAGAATATACCTTCCATATTTGTTACTGATGATATATTCCAATTAGATATATCTATAGAAGCTAATGAACCACAATAAGCAAATATATATTGCATGTTAGTTACTTTACCAGTATTCCATTTAGATACATCTAGAGAAGCTAATGAACTACAAAAATTAAAAACATATTGCATGTTAGTTACATTACTAGTATTCCATTTAGATAGATCTATAGAAGTTAATGATATGCAACCATTAAGCATATATCGCATGGATGTTACATTACTAGTATCCCATGAAGATATATCAATAGATTTTAGATAATTAGCACTGTTAAAAGCTTCAGTTAGGTCAGTTGCATCTTTAGTATCAAATACAATACTATTTAAATTATACCCTGTGATACCATTTTGTGTTTTTATAGGTATGCAGAACTTTGTAAAAACACCATTCTTAGGTTTTAGAATATATTTAAAAGATGGATCATAATCATCCCCATAAAGCATCTTCTTAAATTCTAATGTAGGTTCACCATCAGTACCGATATATTTGAAAGTATTTTTATCTATAGTTAAGTGTGAAGCAAAATATTCATCAGCATAAGTTTTAGTATTAATTTCTTTAATAATATCATCCATAGAAGTATCAATCCAGATAATACTTTCCATATTTTCTGTAGGAGTTTTATTAGATATCTCTAGAATAACATCAGGAGTGATAGCTACAAAATTGCTATTTAATTTAGAAATAGTTCTTCTTCTAGAATCACTAGAGTATAATTTCTTAATTGCCATAATAAAGCATCCTCCTAATATAGTACAATTTCTAAAGACTCTGGAGCTTTAGAAGCAGTTTTAATTAATGATTTCAATTCATCTAAAGTTAGTTGATGGTTATCAAGACCATTGTCCAATATATTT